GATCAACAACAAGTTTCCCGCCGACCAGCGCATGCCGTCCGCCGAAGCGGAGCGCATGGATTCGATTCTGGCCGAAATCGAGGCCATCGACGGCGAGATCGCCCGCGAGAACCGCCGCGCGCAACTAGCCGCAGAAGATCCAGCTGCTCAGCATGCTGCAGCCATGAACGCAGCGACGCGCACGCCCGGTGCGCACGGCGATGAAACGCGCGCTCTTCGCGCATTCATGGCTGGCGGCATTTCGAACATGGCTGACGAAGACCGCGCGCGCATGCTGGCACGCCAGACGCCTGACATCCGCAATGCGATGTCGACGACGACGACCACCGAGGGCGGCTTCACGGTGGCGACCGAGTATCAGCGCTCGCTCGAAATCGCCATGAAGGCATACGGCGGCATGCGCGCAGTAGCGCACGCGATTCGCACCGCGACGGGCGCGTCGATGAATTTCCCGACGACCGATCCGACCGCCGAAGTCGGCGAAATCGTCGGCCAGAATGCTCCGGTTACGGGTCTCGATACGACGTTCTCCAACATCTCGATGGACGTCTACAAATACAGTTCGAAGAAAATCGCTCTGCCCTTCGAACTGGTACAGGACTCTTTCATCGACATCGAGGCATACATCCAGAGCTTGCTGGCGATGCGTCTGGGCCGTATCCAGAACACGCATTTCACCACCGGCACCGGCACGAACCAGCCGCGCGGCCTGATTACGGCCGCCAACACGGGCAAGGTCGGCGCCACCGGCCAGACGCTCACCGTGGTCTATGACGATCTTGTCGACCTCGAGCATTCCGTAGACCCGGCATACCGTAGCCAGCCGGGCGTCGGCTACATGATGCACGACTCGTCGGTGAAGGTTATCCGCAAGATCAAGGACAGCCAAGGCCGTCCGATCTTCGTGCCGGGCTACGAGGCCGACGCCATGGTCAACGGCGGCGCACCTGATCGCCTGATGGGCCGTCCGATCTACATCAACCAGGACATGCCGGTGATGGCGGCGAATGCTGAATCGATCGCATTCGGCCAACTGTCCAAGTACGTCATTCGCGACGTGATGGACCTGACGTTGTTCCGCATGACCGACTCGGCATTCACGCTGAATGGTCAGATCGGCTTCGTCGGTTTCCTTCGCACGGGTGGCAACCTGATCGACGCGGGCGGCGCCGTCAAGACCTACGCGAACTCGGCGACGTAATCGGTAAGCCGTCTTTCGGTTCGGTTAGCGGCGGGTCTCGGCTCGCCGCGTCACCTCTCTCAGGAATCCATCATGGCAAAAATTCAAAGCGCGCGAGCCCGCGTGTTGGCCGATCATGTCGGCTTGGGCATCAAGTGCGGCCAGCTCGCCGAAGGCCCGGAAACCGTCATCAAGGCGCTGGCGGCCGCTGGCGTGGTCGACAATCACGACGATGCTGTCGCGTATGCCGCCAGCAGCGGCGCCCCCGTTGTCGTGCTTGAAGACCCCGCCGCGGCCGCCGAGGTCGCCGCTGCGATCTCGGAAGAGAAGCAGGCCGACGCGGCTGACGGTTCGCAGGCAGCGGCAAGCTAAAGCATGGGCATCAGACTGACGCAGGCGCCGGCAGAAGAGCCGGTCACGGTTGACGAGGCGAAGCTGCATCTTCGCGTGACCGGCTCCAGTGAAGACACGCTGATCGCGATGCTGATCAGTGCCGCGCGGATCCACGCCGAAAACGTGTGCCGGCGCGTCTTCGTCACGCAGAAGTGGGACCTGTTCCTCGACGCGTTCCCGTACTACACGTACTACGGCGTGATCCCAGGGTATGTTCCGGTCGATCAGCTGCCGTCCGCATGGATGACCATGCGCAATTACGCCGTGCGCTTCCGTGGCAGCAAGATCGACATTCCGTTTCCGCGCCTGCAGTCGGTGGACGCTGTGAAATACATCGATCCGAACGGCGTGTTGCAGACGATGGACCCATCCGCATATGTGGTCGACGCGATCAGCGAGCCGGGCGTCTTGACGCCGAAGACCGGCACCTATTGGCCCGACACTGAAAACACGACTAACGCTGTCCAGATCAGTTTCACCGCGGGTTATGGCGATGCTGTCGATGTGCCGGCCGGCATCAAGTCGTGGATCTTGCTGCGCGTCGGCGCGCTGTACGAAAATCGCGAAGAGGTGTCTGTCGCGACGCGCGTCACGGTTCAGGAATTGCCCTACGTCGACACTCTGCTCGATCCGTACCGGATCATGGGTTACGCCTGATGCGCGCCGGCGAACTTCGTCACCTGTTGACATTCCAGGCGAAATCTACGGCGCAGGACGAGTTGGGCGAGCCTGTCAACGTGTGGACCGATGTCTTCACGTGTTGGGGAAAGGTTTCTCCGACCACCGGCCGGGAGCGGCTCGCCGCACAGGCTGTTCAGTCATCTGTGACGCACTCGGTGACTGTGCGCTATGCGCCGCAACTCGCGAATCCGAAAGACGTAGCCGCGATGCGCATCGTCTTCGGAACCCGCATTTTCGACATTCACGATTCAATCAACGAAGACGAGCGCAACCGCATGGTCACGTTGATGGCGGAAGAGGGCTTGAACAATGGCTAACTCAGCAGAGGCCATTGTCTTCGCTGCGTTGAAGGCACTTGTGCCGAACGGGGATGGCACGTTTCGCGTGTATCCGGACGTGGCGCCAACGGGCGCGCCTCGACCGTACATCACATATCAGGCTGTCGGCGGCCAGTCGCCGAACTACCTTAGCAACAACATAGATCTGCAGAACGCCCGGATGCAACTCAACGTATGGGCGGACACGCGCACGGCGGCAACGATGCTCATGCAAAGCGTAGTTGCCGCGCTGACCGCGCCCGCCATCAAGGCAGTGACGATCGGTGCGCCGGTCAGCAACTACGAGCCCGACACGAAGCTGTACGGTTCGCGTGAAGACTTCTCGATCTGGTTTTATCCGTAACACATTCGCGCTGCTGCGCGGCGCACGTTTCCACCACCGACCCGCCCTGAGCGGGTTTTTTCATTTGTGAGGTCTTAAATGACAAGCACCGCGATTTCCGCTCAGGGATCGACCCTCGCTGTGTCCGGCTCGGCCGGCGTAGCAAAAAACATCACCGCGATTGCTCTCGGCTTCCCGACCATTCTCACGGCCGCGGCGCACGGTTTCACAAACGGTGACATCGTGACGCTGGCGGGCCTGACGGGCGCAGATGCCGCGTTGCTGAACGGCCAAACCGTCGTCGTCAAGAACGTCACGGCGAATACCTTCGCGGCGGACATCGACACGACCGGCAAGACCGTCACTGCGGCGGGCACAGCAACGCCGGTGTCGTGGACGCCGATCAGCAACCTGAATAACTTCAAAGGCTTCGACGGCCAGGCCAACGAAATCGACAAGACGAACCTGTCGAGCACGGCAAAGGAATTCATGCTGGGCCTCCAGGACTTCGGCCACTTCACATTTGACGTGGACAAGGATTTCACCGATCCGGGTCAACTCGCATGCGACGCGGCGAAGCGCGCGGGCACGCTGAAGAATTTCAAGCTGACGCTGCCGAACACGAAGACCGCAACGTTTAGCGGCTACGTCAAGAACAGCCCGCTCGATGGCGGCGTCGATCAGATCCTGAAGACGACCGGCGTCTCGATCCGTATCACCGGCGACGTGGTGTACGCGTAAAGCGCGGCCGCGCCGTATCTCAATCCGACAAACAGGAATTCACGTGCCGATCCTCAGCAAAGAAACAAAGGCCGCCATTCTCGGCGCCGCCCACCTCAAAACCGAAACGGTCGACGTGCCCGAGTGGGGCGACGGCGTTTCGCTGCTCGTGTCCGAAATGTCCGGCCTCGCGCGCGATGCGTTCTACGCGAAGAAGGAATCGGGCAAGGTCTCGATTAGCCAGTCGCAAGCAGATTTACTGCTTGCCACAGTCGTCGACGAAGCCGGCGCGCTGGTGTTCGATGAAACTGACGTGGCGACTCTTCAGGCGCAAGGCAGTGCAGTGCTCGATCGCATCGTCTCGGTAGCGGTGCGCATCAACGGTATGCAGCCGGCCGCTGTGGAGGAAGCAGTAAAAAACTCCGAAGCCGCCCCGAGCGGCGATTCTGGCTCCAACTCAGTATCGACTTCGGAATCCCAGTAAGGGAACTGCAGCAGCGAATCACGAGCGCGGAGTTCGTCGAATACATGGCGGTCTATCAGATGGACCGGCGAGGCGGCCATTACGACGATCTCCGCGCTGGCACGATTGCATCGATGCTCGCCAACATCAATCGCGACCAGAAGGTGCGCAAAGAGCCGTTTGGCCCGCTTGACTTCATGACCTGGAACGAACTGGCGCACGACGCCGCAGCGGAGCCTAAGCCGGTGCTGCTCGACGATCCCGATGCGCAATCCGAACTGCTTTTGACGATGATGTTTCCGAACAAGGCGACCTGATGGCGCGAAGCACTTTCACTGTCGAGAATCCGGAGGCACTTACGGACGGTTTGCGGGCTCTCGACAATATCGGTAGCGAATCGGTATTGCGGCAGGCGGCTGTCGCCGGCGCTCGTGTCATCTTCGACGAAGTGAAGCTGCGCGCCCCGGTCGGCGACACCCCATATGAGCGAAAGGGCACGCCGCATGCGCCAGGCACGCTGCGCGATTCGCTCCTGATTGCGTACGACAAAGAGGTGTCGGTCCCTGGCAAGCTGGCCTCCTACATCGTGACGTGGAGCAAGGAAGCGTTCTACGGTCGATTCATCGAGTTCGGCACCTCGAAAATGAGTGCTCGCCCGTTCCTCCGACCCGCCTATGAGGCGAAGAGGAGGGATGCGGCATCGGCTGTCGATGCTGTGATCCAAACGAAGGCTGGAGAGTTGACAAATGGCCAATGAAACTGTCGTTCGCGTTAGTGCAGACGCCACCGGCTATACGTCCGAGATGGAGCGCGCGCGGCGCAGCGCTGATGCATTCGTTGCCAGCCAGGAGGCGGCCGCGCGGCGCACACAGGCGGCGCAGGCCGGCATCGAGGAAGCCGTCGCCAACAGCAGCCAGGCAAGTACGCGCCAGATCAATGCCTTCATGCAGTCGCTCGTGCGGCAAGCTGATCAGGCAGGGAAGACGCGCGCCGAGCTATTGCAGATGCAGGCCGCGGCGCTCGGCGTGAGCAATTCGGCCCAACAGTACATCGATCAGATTGAGAAAGCGAATGCTGCGACCGGACATCTCGAGCACGGTACAGTCGCCGCTCGGCGAGAAATGCTGGTTCTTGCGCACGAGGCATCGCAGGGTAACTGGAAGAACTTCGGCGGCTCTCTGATGGTGCTCGGTGAGCAGTTTGATGTGATGGGAAAACTACTCAGCCCAATCGGTCTGTCG